GTTTATGGTGTGTTTGCTCAAAATGGTTGGAGATACACAGATGGAAATAAATTCATTAGTAAAGCCATTACTTTATCAGGTCAAAGACTATTACAAGAAAGTATTAGGAATATGAATGAATACCTAAATAAAGAATTAGGTAATGAAACTCCTAAAGATTATATTGTTACTAGTGATACTGACTCACTATTCATTCAATGTAAAGACTTATTAATAGCCCGACACCCAGATATTGACTTTAATGATAGAGAAGATGTTATTAATAAAATATTGGTTATAGCTAATGAATTGCAAAAAATGGCTAATGAATTTATTGGTGACTTTGCTAAAACAGCTTTTAATTTAGGAGATAAAGCAACTCACTATTTTGAGCTAAAACAAGAAGTTGTACTTGATAGAGGTTATTTTGCAGGTAAGAGGAGATACGCCCAACATATTGTTAACAAGGAAGGCGTACCTGTAGATGAATTGGATGTTAAAGGTTTGGATCTAATGAAATCTAACTTTCCACCATTGTTTAGAAAGTTTGGTGAAAACATTATTAATGAAATTATGTTTGGTAAACCTAAAGCAGACATTGATAAACAAGTATTAGATTTTAGAACTGAGTTAAGAACTATTGATTGGAGGAAAATTCTTAAACCTACTGGTTTAAAGAAAATGAGTGAATATTTAGCTTCTCCTCCACGTGCTGGTGAGGTGTTTTCTAAATTAGGATCAAAATGTCCTATCAATACTAAAGCAGCTATTTACTATAATGATATTTTAAGATTTAAAAACTTAGATAAAAAATATCCTACTTTCCAGATAGGAGATAAAATGTTTATTGCTTATTTAAAAGCTAATCCTTATAGAATTGATGTTATTGGATTTAATGGTTATAATGATCCTCCAGAACTAATGGAATTTATAGAAAAGTATATTGATAGAGATGGTTTGTTTGATTCAGTTTTGAAAAACAAATTAGAGTCATTATATTCAGATTTAGGATGGGGTGCTCTTATTCTTAATACAAACGTTAGTAAATTTTTTAAATATTAAATATATATAATAAACAAGTTATGATTAATAAAGCGGATTTAGTGTCTATTATTTCCAAGTACTATTTGAACGGAATGAATGAAGCTGTCAAATGGGAAATTAAAGACAAAAAACTTACAGTCAGATTTACAACATCTAATGAAACGATGCTTGGTACTGTGACTTATGAAGGAGTTGATTTAGAAGATTCAGATATTGGTATTAGTAATACATCTCAACTAAACAAACTGATTGGTATTACAAATGGTTATTTAAAATTAGAGTATCAAAAACAACATAAATTAATAACTAAACTCATTATTTCAGATAATCAGTTCACAACAAATTATGCTTTAGCTGATTTGATGATTATACCTAAACCTATGACTTATGCTGGTGATGGGATTTATAATATTACTGCTGATTTAGATAATGAAAGTATTAACGCTATTGTTAAAGCTAAATCTGCTTTAGCTGAAAGTGATACTGTTGTATTTAAACCATTCACTAACGATGATGGTGATTTACAATTAGAAATGCAGTTTGGAGGTAATATTGAGCATTTAAATAAAGTATCTTTTTATTTATCTGATATTCAAACTAATAGCTTACCTAATAACTTCCAAGCTCATTATTTTTCAGATGTGGTTAAGGAAATTATGTACTGTAATAAGGATGTAGCAGGTGGTAAAATGAGTATTAATCTTGAAGGGGTTATGAAATTAGAATTTGACAGTGGGAACTTAAAAAGCGAATATTATATCATCCAAAAAGAAATATAATGAGTTCTAAATTTATAACTGTTAAAGATGATCTATATCAGGTGATAAGAACTATTCCTGAACATACAGGTATTGATACTGAAAAATTTAGAATATTAACTCATTCAACTAATGTATTTAGAAAAGACGGGTGGTTTTGGTTTGTTAGGATAGTAGAAGAAGCTCAAGTTATAGAAGATAGTTTGGAAAACTAAGAAAAAAATGTTATATTAATATTATGAGTACTGAAAAAGATTACACAAACACTATTATTGATCCAGCAATGGAGCCTTATTTTATCACAATGGATAACTATTGTGTTACAGTAAATTTAAAAGTAACGCCAGACAGACGTTACACTGAATCAACTAAAGAATTTAATAAAATTATTAGTCATCACAGCTCAGTAGGCGGTGCTATTAAGAGTATTGCTAAAGCAAAATCAAACAATCAATCATACAATTCATTAAAAGAGTATGTTGATAATTATCAAAACATTGTTAGTCAATTAATTGAAAACACTAATTATTAAAATATGAAACTAGAAGCATTATACAACGCAGTTATTGTAAAACCTATGGAGGCAGAAGAAACCTCATATGGTGGTATTATTGTTCCCGATTTGGGAAATGAAAAAAATAAACTTGGTAAAGTAGTAGCAGTAGGTGATGGTTATTATTCAGTAACAGGTCACTACATTGAAACTGTACTTAACATTGGAGACATTATTATTCTTCCTACTATGGGTTTTAGTAAACTAGAACATGAAGGTGATGAATATTGGATTGGTCCTGAAAACCAAGTATTAGGTAAATTAGTAGAAGAAACAAACGAAGAAACATATGAGTAAAATTATTGAATTTGGACCAGACGCACGTAAGAAATTATCTGCTGGTATTGATAAATTAGCTAACGCTGTAACATCAACTTTAGGTCCTAATGGACGTAATGTAGTTATCGCAAATGGAGGTATTCCTCAAAGTACAAAAGACGGTGTAACAGTAGCTAAATCTGTTACTCTAGAAGATCCAATTGAAGAACTAGGTGTGCAACTAGTAAAACAAGCAGCTATTAAAACAGCAGATAATGCAGGTGATGGTACTACAACATCTACATTGTTGGCTCAAGAAATTGTAAATCAAGGTCTTAAAGAATTGAGTAATGATAGAAACGCAGTTCAATTGAAGCGTGAAATTGATACTGCGGTGAAACAAGTACTTGAAGCTGTTCGTACTGAAATTAAGCAAGATATTTCAAATGCAGATCAACTTAAACAAATTGCTACTATTTCAGCAAATAATGATCCTGAAGTAGGTGAATTGATTGCTACAGCGATGGAAAAAGTAGGTCGTGAAGGTGTTGTATTCATTGAAGAATCTAAAAATGGTGAAACATACCTTGAAACAGTAGAAGGTATGCAGTTTGATAGAGGTTACAAATCACCTTATTTTGTAACTGATAACAATTCAATGACAACCACCTTGCATGATGCTTTGATTTTGATTGCTGATAAACGTTTTACTACAGTTAAAGAACTATTACCTATCTTGGAAGCGGTGTCAAATCAAAATAAACCTTTGGTTTTGATTGCTGAAGATATTGATGGTGAAGCTTTAGCTACTTTGATTGTTAACAAAGCAAGAGGTATTTTGAAAGTTGTAGCTGTTAAAGCTCCTGATTTTGGAGACCGTCGTAAATTGATTCTTGAAGATATTGCTATCTTGACTGGTGGTCAAGTATTCAGTACTGAAAAAGGTATGAAACTTGATAAATTCAGTTGGGATTGGTTTGGTCAAGCACGTGTTGTTACAGTAGGTAAAGATGAAACCACTATTGTAGATGGTAAAGGTAATGAAGAAAAAATTACAGCTCGTATTGAAGAACTTCAAACTCAAATTGATAAATCAACTTCACCATATGAGAAAGAAAAACTTCAAGAACGTTTAGCTAAGTTTATTGGTGGGGTAGCAGTTGTTCACGTTGGTGGGTTTACTGAATCAGAAATGCGTGAGAAAAAAGACCGTGTTGATGATGCGCTTCAAGCAACTAAAGCTGCTCTTGAAGAAGGTATTGTACCTGGTGGTGGCGCTGCTTTATTACATGCTCGTGAACACATTGATAGAATTTCTGTTGGTGCTGATATTGTTTATAAAGCATGTGCTGCTCCATTTAAGAAAATTCTTTCAAATGCTGGTATTGATCAAGAGTATATTTACCATGCAATGAATGAAGTTAGAACAGCTGATTATTGGATTGGTTACAATTTGAGAACTGATGAATTTGTAAACATGAGTGAAGAAGGTATCATTGATCCTGCTAAAGTAACTCGTACAGCACTTGAAAACGCAGCTTCAGTAGCAGGTACTATTCTATTAACAGAAGCTGTTGTAGTTGACAAACCAGAGGAAAAGAAAGACGATGGTGGGTTTGGCAATATGATGGGAATGATGTAAATTTAAACTATGCGAGACGCAGTAGACTTAATAGGAAAAACAATTCTTGTTGACGCCATAGAGTATAAAATTGCAAAAGTATACTTTTTACCTAGTGGTGCTAATGAAAATTTTAATTTATACTTTGGTTTAACTAAAATTAATGAAACAACAATAGTAAATTATTCCTATCACAGTCTACTGCCTTACATGAAAAAATCAATTAAGTTATGAAACAAAACGTAGAAAAAAACTTTAAAATTGCTGACAGAGTGCCTCCTGGAGATAGATGGCAAGTGATAAATGTTAAAGAAATTCAACCTTCATTAACAGATGCTTTAAATGCTTATTATGAAGTGGCGGTTGTGAAACCTCAAGCATTTAGACTTGAACCTATGAATGGAAGTTTATATATGATTACTACTGAGTATATAGAAATGCAAGAACCAGAACCTAAAAAATATTCAATATACGGAGACTATGAGTTCTAAAGAACATACTTTATGGGTTGAAAAATATCGTTCCCCAAACCTAGATTCTTATGTAGGTAATGAACAGATTAAAAATACTATTTCAAAATATCTAGGACAAAATGATATTCAAAATTTTATTTTCTATGGTCCAGCAGGTACTGGTAAAACAACTTTAGCTAAACTAATTGTTAATAATCTTGATTGTAGTTTTCTTTACATTAACGCTTCTGATGAACGTGGTATTGATACTATCAGAGACAAAGTACAAGGTTTTTCATCTGTTGCCTCATTTAAACCTCTTAAAGTAGTTATTTTAGATGAAGCTGATTTTCTTACTATACAAGCTCAAGCATCATTAAGAAACATAATTGAAACATTTGCCCGTACTACTCGTTTTATTTTAACTTGTAATTATATTGAACGAATCATTGATCCTCTCCAATCACGTTGCCAGGTACTAAAAATTGTACCTCCATCTAAACAAGATATTGCTTATCATATTATAGACATTCTCAAAAATGAAAATGTTGGTATGGGAGCTGATGATTTAAAATTAGTAGTTAATCAATATTATCCTGACATTCGTAAAATGCTTAATACACTACAAATGGGTGTAGCAGGTGATGAAATTCTAATTGATAAAAATATATTAGTATCTAGTAACTATAAAACAAAAGTATTAGCAGAACTAATTAAACCAAATTCTAAATCATTTAACAACATCAGACAAATTGTAGCTGATTCTGGTGTTAGTGATTATGAGGATTTATTTAGATACTTATATGACAATGTAGAAAAATATGCTCCATTAAGTGTAGGTGAAGTGATAATTTATATTGAAGAATATCAATACCATGCTAATTTTAGAATTGATAAAGAAATTAACATTATGGCTTTGATATCTAGAATTTTATCATTAATTTCAAGTAAACGAGTTATATGAAAAAATTCATATACTTTCTAGTGATTTGGATTGCTAGTAATCTATCTATTCCTTTTTGGATGGTAGGTCATGTCCATCTAACTATGAATGTGTATGATGACATTAAAGAAATTATAGCTTCATTTGGAATGAATGCTTTAGTAGCAACTGGATTTTATTTAGAATGGCGTAAACATAAAAAAGAAATAGAAAATGAATAATCAAAAACCAATGAATGTCAATATTGACATCAAAAACACTAGACCAATTGCCTCACCTGAAGGCAACCAAGTATTCTCAGAAGGAGTTATTTTGCGTAAAGTATCTCGTTTTGTAACTGGCACTCAAGAAGATGGAGTTATTCCAATTCCATGTTTTTATGATGTAGCCACTGGTAAAGTATTAGTAGAATTGCTTCCTAAAGAATTGAGAGCAGAATTCGAAGATGACAATATTTGATTGGCTAAAAGAAATCACAACTAATAAAACACCTTGGTCATCATTCACTGAAGGCCAGCAAGAATCGTTTAATTCTTACATGGTTCATCGCTTTGTTAGTATGTATGAAGGGTATACAGAGGTCGCTAATTATGGCCAAAGGATACCATATCCTGAAAAAGAAAAAACCTACAAATACTACTGCCATATGTTACCTAAAAAGAATGTTTTCCTTAAGTACGTGAAAAGTTCACGTAAAAAAACAAACGAATCTATATTACAATACATTGCTAACCATTATACAATATCACTTGGGGAGGCAGAAGATTATGTTTATATACTTAAAAAAGAAGGTGTAGAACATATTCTTGAAAAAGCAGGTGTTAATGAAAAAGAAATTAAAAAGTTATTAAAAGAAATACAATGACAAAAAACAGCGATTTAGGTCTTAGGGGAGAACATCCCCAAACAAGAACAGTTATTAAAACAGACTCAATTGTAGATTCAATTATTGATGAGCATATTTCACGAGCTGAATTTGGTAAAATTAAATACAATAATACTCTAGATAGAACAGATTTATCTGTACTAGATTATTTACAACACGCTAAAGAAGAAGCAATGGATTTAGCTCTTTATTTAGAAAAAACAATACAAATGTTAAAAGGAAAAAAATAAGTTATGGAACCACATCGTAGAAAAATTTTAGACGAAAAATATTATTACTTTAGTAACCCAAATGTATGGTCAGATATTTATGAACATTTGCCTACTTTTAGAAAATATGCTAAAGAATGTGATACTATTATTGAAATGGGAACTCGTTCAGTAGTAGGCACTTATGGATTTTTAATGGGACTATCAGACCCATCAAGAGACATTTGGCAAGATCATTTGTTTAATCATCGTTGGAATGAATTAGATAGTATGTCTATGATTCAAGGTAAAAAAATGGTTTGTATTGATATTGACCATCCAAATATCTGGGGTGATAGATTATTAGAAACAGCTACTGAAGGAGCTAATCAGTGGGGTATTGAATTAGAATTCAGACAACAAAATACTCTTGAAAATGAGATTGAAGAATGTGATTTCTTGTTTTTAGATACTTGGCATTCATATGATCAGGTAAAAGGTGAATTAATTCGCCACGCTGATAAAGCTAAAAAATATATTGGTTTCCATGATACTCAGTTTTATGATTTTAAAGATATGAGTGGAACTCAAGGTATTTGGCCCGCGATTGAAGAATTTTTATATTCAAATCGTAATTGGTATGTCTATGAGAAGTTCGCTAACAATCATGGCGTTACAATTTTGAAAAGAAAGTATTAATGATTAGTTTCATAATACCTACAGTATACAGGTCTAAACATCTAATACAATTATTACGAAGTTTAGATACACATCCCTTAGTTAGTGAAATTCTAATTATAGAGGATTGTCCTGATCCTGGGGTATTAGATCCTAAACATGGTAATCTTTTTAATAAGGTAACAATTGTACCTTTTCAAGAAAAAAAATTTTGTAATGGAGGTTGGAATTTAGGAATTAGTTTGTTAAAAACACATTATTATGCTTTATGCAGTGATGATATCTTATTTCCAACCTCTGTTATAGATGATGTTCTTCACTTCTATAAACTTAGACCTAAATCAGGATTTATAGGAATGCATCCAACTCAATTTAATTGTAAAACCCAAACCAAACCTTCAGTTTATGGTTTTCTTGAAAGAGAAGTATGGCATGTTGATGGTGGGTGGGGTGCGTTACAATTCAATCATAAGGATAATTTATTAATTATACCTGAAGATTTAAAACACTGGTGTGGAGACACTTATAATGTTTATTATAGTAAATACCCATGTTATAATTACTTTGGTGAAAAATTTTATACTTGTAATGATGAACATGGAACATCAACAAATAGTGAGATAATGGAAATATGTTATAATGATCAACATATTTTTGAAGAAAAATATAAATTGGAAAAACCAATTTGGAAAAAATAAGTTTTGGCTAAAAAGAAAAAAATACCAGCAATTGTAAAACAAATACAAAAACATAACCTAAAAGAGATTATCTACGGAGTAGAAAAATCAATCTCTTATAGTCAAATGTCTACCTATTTGTCTTGTCCTCATAAGTGGAGTCTCCAATATAAAGACGGTTATTACACATCTGAAGCGTCTATTAATATGACATTCGGGACTGCACTTCATGAGACGTTACAACATTATATAGCGGTTATATACAATATTAGTGGCGCGGAAGCTGATCGAATTGATTTAGAAGCTTATTTTGAGGAACGTTTTAGAGAAACATACTTAAAAGATTATAAATCTAATAAGAATGTTCATTTTTCTGATCCTGTTGAAATGAGAGAATTTTATGAAGACGGATTAGAAATTATTAAAACAATAAAAAAACTTAGAAGTGGATTATTTAGTAAACAAGGATGGTTTTTAGTAGGATGTGAAGTCCCTATCTTAATTACTCCTATCCCAGAATATAAAAACATTTTATATAAAGGCTATTTGGATGTTGTTTTATATCATGAACCAACTAATAGTTTTAAAATCATGGATATTAAAACATCTACTAAAGGTTGGGATGACAAAACTAAAAAAGATGAAAATAAACAATTCCAACTTATTCTTTATAAAAAATATTTTGCTAAACAATTTGGGCTTGAAGAAGATAATATTGAAATAGAGTTTTTTATTGTTAAAAGAAAAATATGGGAAGAAGCTCCATATCCTGTTTCTCGACTTCAAGAATTTAGACCTCCAAGTGGAAAAATAAAAACAAACCGAGCTACTAAAACAGTAGAAAATTTTATTCAAACTGTCTTTAACCATGATGGAACTCATAAAGTATTATCTCATGAGCCTAATCCTTCAAAATGGAATTGTCGGTATTGTCCTTTTGGAAAAGATAAAAAATTATGTCCTGTAAGTGTACTTTAACAGGATCTATGTATATTTATATATAACAAATAAATAAAAGCTATGACAAAAAAAGATATGACCCTAACCTCTGTAAAAGTACAGAGTGAGTTATTTGAGGATTTTAAAATTGCTTGTGTTAAGTATAAATTTTCTTTACAAAAGCTTGCTGACCGTACTATTCATTTATATCTTACGGACGAAGATTTTAGAAAAAAAGTTCATAACCACAACAATCTAGAAATTAAAAATTAAACAAAACATGAATAAAAGTTTTAAGTATTTGCCTCCTGACCAGAGGAAAAAGATTATGCTTATCTGTGATGACATCAGAGTTCATTCAGGTATAGCAGGTGTAGGTAGAGAAGTAGTTTTACATACTGCTCATCATTTCAATTGGGTAAACATAGGAGGAGCTATTCAGCATCCTGAACAAGGAAAAAGATTAGACCTAAGTCAATCAACTAATGAAACTATGGGTTTAACTGATTCATCAGTTATTATGTATCCAACAGATGGTTATGGTAATCCTCATATAATTAGACAACTAATTAAAATGGAAAAACCAGATGCCATTATGTTGATTACAGATCCACGTTACTTTACTTGGTTGTTCCAAATTGAAAATGAAATTAGGAAACAAATTCCTATTACTTACCTTAACATTTGGGATGATTATCCAGCACCATTGTATAATTTACCTTATTATGAATCCTGTGATTTGTTAATGGGTATTTCAAAACAAACAGTTAATATTAATACCTTGGTTTTAGGAGATAAAGCTAAGAATAGAATTATTAAATATGTTCCTCATGGTTTGAACCATAATATTTTTAAACCTTTAGATAAAAATGATTCTAATTTAAAGGAATTTAAAAAACATTTATTTAAAGGTAAAGAATATGATTTTGCTCTTCTATTTAACTCTAGAAACATTCGTCGCAAACAAATTCCAGATACTATTTTAGCCTATAAGTATTTTATTGATACTTTACCTATTGAACAAGCTAAAAAATGTTGTTTAGTTCTTCATACTGAACGAGTAAATGAACATGGAACTGATCTAGATGCTGTTATTGAGTTAATCGCTAATGATGAAAAATATAATATCATATTTACTGATGCTAGATTTGAGTCTATCCAAATGAATATGTTATATAATAGTACAGATGCTCAAATTCTATTAACATCTAATGAAGGATGGGGATTGAGTTTAACTGAAGCTATTTTAGTAGGTAATCCAATTATTGCAAATGTAACTGGAGGAATGCAAGACCAAATGAGATTTGAGGATGAAAATGGAAACTGGTTTACACCAGATGAAAATGTTCCCTCAAACCATTTAGGTACTTATAAAAAACATGGCAACTGGGCGTTTCCAGTATTTCCAAGTACAAGAACATTAGTAGGTTCACCTCCAACACCTTACATTTGGGATGATATTTGCCGTCCAGAAGATGCAGCTAAACAAATTTCAGCAGTATATAATTTAACTCCTGAAGAACGTAAAGAAAAAGGTATGGCTGGTAGAGAATGGGCTATTGGAGAAGAAGCAGGATTCACAGGTGAGGCTCAAGGAAATAGAATTATTGATGCTTTTAATGAATTGTTTGAAACTTGGAAGCCAAGAGAAAAATTTGAATTTGTAAACACAACAGAAATTAAAGATAAAGTTTTAAATCATAAATTGTTATATTAATGAAACCATTATTTGTTATAAGTTGCCCTTTTGACACCTACAGTGGCTACGGTGCTCGATCAAGAGATTTAGTTAAAGCCATTATTAAATCAGATAAATACGATGTTAAGTTATTGTCTCAACAATGGGGTATCACACCCTTTGGTTTTTGTGAGGACAATAAAGAATGGAGTTTTCTATTAGAACATTCCCTCCCAGACAATCGACTTCCTAAACAACCTGATGTGTGGATGCAGATTACTGTTCCTAATGAGTTTCAAGCTGTTGGAAAGTATAATATAGGAGTAACAGCTGGTATTGAAAGTACAATTTGCCCTCCTGAATGGATTGAAGGAATTAATAGAATGGATTTAACTCTAACTTCATCTGAACACTCTAAAAAAGTATTTGTAGAGTCAAAGTTTGAAAAAAGAGATAAAAACACCAATCAACTTCAAGAAATGGTTGAATTAAAAAAACCAATTGAAGTATTATTTGAAGGAGCAGACACAGACATTTATAAAGTAATTAATACACCTTGTTCTATTGACTTTAATGTTAAAGAAGATTTTGCTTATTTATTTGTAGGTCATTGGATGGAAGGTGATTTAGGTGAGGATAGAAAAAATGTTGGTTTGTTAGTTAAAGCGTTTTTTGAAACATTTAAAAACAAAACTAAAAAACCAGCTTTAATTTTAAAAACATCTCAAGTTGGAGCCTCATATATGGATCGAGAAGCTATTCTTCATAAAATTAAAAAAATTATGAAAACAGTTAACTCAACTAATTTACCTAATGTTTATCTATTGCATGGTGAATTTAGCGATGAGGAAATGAATGAAATTTATAATCATTCTAAAGTAAAAGCAATGATTAGTTTAACTAAAGGTGAAGGTTTTGGTCGTCCATTATTGGAATTTACTTTAACTAAAAAACCTTTGATTACAACAGCTTGGTCTGGCCATATGGATTTTTTAAATTCTGAATTCACTAATTTGATTAATGGTCAATTAACTCCTGTTCATCAAAGCACTAAAAACCAATTTTTGATTCAAGACTCAAAATGGTTTTCACCTGATCCAGGACAAGTAGGCTTTTATTTAAAGGATGTATTTGAAAATTATAAAAAATATACTGATAAAGCTAAACGTCAAGCATTTAAATCTAAAAATGAATTTAGCTGGGATAAAATGAAAGAAAAATTAGAAGTTATTTTAACTAAAAATGTTCCTGAGTTCGCTCAACAAGTACAGTTAAAATTACCTCAACTTAAAAAAATAGGACTACCAAATTTAACAACACAAAATGGATAATTTAATTAATTGCGATCGATGCGGATCAGACGCCTGTTATGTAGATGAAGTAAACCAAGACATTAAAACTTATTTTTGTTATGGTTGTGGATTCCAAACTAATTCAATACTAAAAGAAGGTGAAACTTTTTATGAAGAACAAGTATCTATTTTACCTGAACTTTATAAAGACCTAATGGTTAAAGATCAAGATGGTAAAATATGGATGCCCTCATCAATAAATTTACCTCAACAAGGAATGATTTTTGCTAATGGTCCTTCTAAAGAAAATTGGGGTTGGGCAGCTGTAAAAGCTGTTCCTGTAACTGAGGATGAAAAAACAAAATACCCAATACCAGGAAAGAAAAATGAATACTATGAATGGAGAATGGATATGAGTACATTACAAAATTTTCACGAACGTGATTTTATAGATGCTCTTTCTTATGTTGGTGTTTTACCTGAATAAATTTAAATTAAAAACAATATGAAAAAAATATGGTACGCTCCTTATAAGTTTGAATCTTATGGGGAAGAAGAAATTAAAGCTGTAGAAGAATCATTACGTTCAGGATGGTTAGGAGGTCAAGGTCCTAAATCAGTTGAATTTGAAGAAGCAATAGCTAAACGTTTCGGAAAACGATTTGGTGTATTTGTTAACTCAGGATCATCAGCTTGTTTATTAGCTATAGCTGCTTTAGACTTACCTAAAGGATGTAAAATTATTACTCCGGCTTGTACATTCTCAACTACATTAGCTCCTATTTTACAATTAGGTTATCAACCAAAATTTGTAGATGTTGGTTTAACCGATTATGTAGCTGGTATTAGTCAAGTAGTAGCCGCTATTACTCCTGATGTTAAAGCAATTATGTTACCTAATCTAATTGGTAATAAACCTGATTGGAAACGTTTAAAACAAGAAATTAAATTATTAGGTAGAACAGATATTATCTTAATTGAAGACTCAGCTGATACAATTACTGAAACTTTAGAGACTGATGTTGCTACAACTAGTTTTTATGCCTCACATGTTATTACAGCCGGTGGTGTAGGTGGTATGGTAATGTTTAATGATAAAAAACATGTCACTAAATGTTTACAATACAGAGACTGGGGTCGTTTAGGCGATGACTCAGAAATTATGGATGATCGTTTTAACCATAGTGTAGATGGTATTCCTTATGACCATAAGTTTTTATATAGTGTTTTAGGATACCATATGAAAGCTAGTGAGATGAATGCTGCTTTTGGATTAGTTCAATTGGAACGTTTTAAAAAATTCTCTCAAATTCGAAGAGATAATGTTGAACGGTATATTGAAAATCTTCAAGGTGTAGGTGACTTAATTTTACCTGATGATTCAATCCAACCTAATTGGTTAGCAATTCCTTTACAGACTAACTATCGTTATGATTTGCTTAATTTCTTAGAAGATAATAACATCCAAACCCGAGTAACATTTGCTGGTAATGTAACTCGTCATCCTGCTTATAGAGAATTCTTACAAGATTTTGAAAACGCAGATACTATTATGAAAAATGGTTTCTTGTTAGGAGCACATCATGGTATGACTATTGAGGATGTAGATTATGTTTGTGATAAAATCAAAGAATTTTTTAACAAATGAAACCTGTAATTCTAGGTAATGGATTATTAGGTGAAGAATTAGCCAAACAAACAGGGTGGGATATTTTATCCCGCTCTGTTGATGGTGTTGATTTAACAAAAATTACCACTTGGGCGCACTTATTATTACCTTATGATACTATTATTAATTGTATAGCTTATACAAATACTTACGATAATAATAAAAAAATACATTGGGATACTAACTATAAAGCAGTTGTTGATTTAATGGACTACTGTAACGCTCATAATAAAAAATTAGTCCATGTATCAACTGATTATGTTTATGCTAATTCTTTAGATAAACCAAATGAAGAAGGAATTCCAGTTCACCAATCAACATATTATGCTTATACAAAATTATTAGCTGATGGTTATATTGAACTTAAAGGTAAAAATTATTTAATTCTTAGAGGAACTCATAAACCAACTCCATTTCCTTATAAAGGAGGGTGGATAAATCATTTAGGTAATTTTGATTATGTAGATGTTATTGTTAACTTATATATTAAATTAATAGAAAAAGATGCTAAAGGTTTATATAATGTTGGAACTGAATTTAAAAGTATGCTTCGTCTAGCTAAAAAAACTAACCCAAATGTTTCTCCTATATACAATGAAGATATTAAAGTACCTTTAGATGTAAGTATGGATATTTCAAAATTAAATAAGTTTTTAAATGATCAGTATAGCAATAACAGTATGTAATGAACACCAGGAGTTAGAAAATTTACTTGACTATCTCCAAGAACGAGCACTATCTCCATCGTATGAAGTAGTAGTACAAATTGATCAAGATAACTATACTAAAGAAGTATTAAGTGTTATTCTTGATAGAGGAATTAAACATTGGTTCCATCCTTTAAATAAGGATTTTGCTTCATATAAAAACAAGCTTAAAGAACAATGTTTAGGAGAATTTATATTTCAGATTGATGCTGATGAACTAATAGCTCCTGAAATGTTACACATGCTTCCTCAAATTCTTAAAGCGAATCCTGAGGTTGATTTGTATTATGTTCCTAGAATTAATACTGTAGAAGGCATTACCCCAGAGCATATTCAAAAATGGGGATGGAGATATGAAAATAATAGAGTAAATTGGCCTGATTATCAAACTCGAATTTATAGAAATGTTCCTGAAATTAAATGGAGGAACGCAGTTCATGAGGTAATTGAAGGACATAGACAATTTACAGTTTTACCAGCAGTAGATGAATTAGCTTTAATCCATCCAAAAACAATTGAACGACAAGAAAAACAAAATAATTTTTATAATACAATATGAATGTAGTTCCTATAGCTAGGTTATGGCATAAAAAAGGCAAATTAGAGTATCATACAATGATACAATTGCTAAAATATTTTCCTGATTTAGAGTTTGAATACCACATTGTCTTAGATCAGTTTGATTATAAAGATGAATGGTCAGAAAAAATAGATAAGTTGCCTGTTAAGTCATTTTGGTACTCTAAAGAAGACATGCATGATTATTTAAAGAACAGTGGTTATGGAAATGATGATTTAATTTCTCAAATACCTAACTTTGTTCATTTTTATCATATATTAATTAATCATTATGTTAGAAGAGTTTATAGTTATGATTATAGTTTAATGATTGAATATGATGTTATTTTTAATCATGAATCTTTAGATCAATTAAAAAACTGTTTAGAACATAAAATACCTTTTGGTATAATAGAACCAGCTAATCTAGGTTGTGATAAAGCTTTAGCTAAACAATTATCTGAATTATTTCAAGAAAATATAGTTAAATATTCTGAAATTGGAATTAATGCTGGTTTTAAAGGCTTAAACTTAAGAGTATTTGATGAGTTCTTAAACCCATCAACATTTAATCTACTTTTAAACATTTTTGATTTCTCAGGAATATATAATGAAGATGGTAGTGAAAAAACAGGGTGGACTAGAACTATTATTGATACTCAAGAACAATCCTTTCACTCATTAATGAATGCTTTAAGTCCTAATTATGAATTGTTAGACCCTCAAAATTACTATGTTTTTCCATATTGGGTTGATATGGATTATTTAATGAAATCAAAAGTAATTCATTTTATAGGACATGAAAAGCCTCAAGCGATGATGGATATTATTGATACTAAATTAAAAGAATGGAATAATAATTAAAATAAAAATTTATGAAAATAATTTATAGAATCTCAGATACTGGTTATAATAAAGTAAAACCAGATTACATAAACAATGAAAATTGTTTAAAGAATTTTTGTAATGTATTTTTTGATTACATTTATGATATTACTGTGTTAGCGGATAATTGCAGTGATAATACTATTGATATGATTAAAAAATATATTGATCCGGTTAATATTAGAAAGGTAAATATTGGTCATGGTGCTGGTACTTTTAACTTAGCATTAGATGAAGCCTTAAGATATGATGATTTGACAACTGTATATTTTGTAGAGAATGATTATCTCCACAAACAAGGTTCTCCTGAAATTATAACAGAAGGATTTAATTTAGGAGCATCATTTGTATCGCTTTATGACCACCCAGACAAATATATGAGTCCATCTCAAGGAGGTAATCCTTATTGTGATGGTGGGGCTGAAGACACTAGAGTTTATCTTTCAGAATCAAGCCATTGGAAAATTACAAATTCAACAACAATGACTTTTGCATCTAAGGTTTCAACATTAAAAAGAATAGAATCTATTTTAAGAAAACATACCCAAAACAGTTACCCGGATGATTTTAAAATGTTTCTTGAACTAAGAGAAAATAATGAGTTATTAATTACTCCTATCCCTGGTTATGCAACCCATGGTGAAACAGCTTGGTTATCACCTTTAACTAACTGGAGTAATATTCCTGATAAGTCATTAAATGAAATTTACAAAAAGTGGTCTTATGTTGATGGTCATGGTGATAAAGGAACAGCTCATACTTATATTCCTGAATATGAAAGATTATTAAGTCCTTATAGAGATACAAAACCAAATTTTTTAGAAATAGGAATCGCGTATGGTGAGTCTTTAGAAATGTGGTATGAATATTTTAAAGGAGCAAAGATTTATGGGATTGATATTTGGGATGGAGAAATTGGTCCTTACTTAAAAGATAAAAGATTTAATATTAATATAGTAGATGCTACTAAAAAAGAAGTATTAGATTGTTTGGAAAATGTTACTTTTGATATTATTATTGATGATGGAAGTCATCGCTTTGAAGACCAAGTAGCAACTTTTAATATTCTAAAAAACAAAATGAATCCAGGCGGTATCTTTATTATTGAAGATGTTGATTGTTTAAATACAAAACGTGATGAATTTAAAAAACTTCATGACAATTGTGAAATTATAGATAATAGATCTTTAAAAGGAAGATATGATGATGTTTTAATTGTTTATAGATTTTAACCATGATAAGTTTAATTATACCAACATATAGAAATCCAGACTATTTAGATATTTGTCTTAAATCAGCTATTGAAAACCAAGTTAACCAAAATGAAATTATTGTAGCGGTTGATGGTTACATTGAAGAGAGTCAACATGTATTAGACAAATATAAACAGTATATTCAAGTTTTAGACTTAGGTGTTAACCAAGGTATGCAAATGGCTCTTAATTTAGCTGTTATGAATGCCAACAATGAATGTATTGTTATTATAAATGATGATAATGTGCTTTGTAAGGACTGGGATACTGTTATTGGGGACCAAATCAAACCTGGTTTTGTATTTACTGTTAATCAAATAGAACCTACAGGCCCAGGTATATTTAATTTTCCTGTTAAAGATTTAGGTAAAACACCTAAAGAATTTAAATATGAAGAATTTTTAGAGTATGAACAAACTATTAGAAAGAATCAATTAACATTAGATGGTGGTATTTTTCCATTTGTTATTTCTAAAAAAGATTATATGATAGTAGGAGGGTTTGATACATTGTATGATTCTCCTTTTATATGTGACTGGGATTTCTTCCTTAAATTAGATTTAAATGGAATACAATTTTATAGAATTAATCATATTCACTTTTATCATTTTGGAAGTGCAGCTACTAAAAATGGTAAAGAAGGAGATAAATTCAAACAAACAGAATCACCAGCCGCTCAAACCTTTATTTATAAGTGGGGTATTAATCCTCAACTATTTGAAAATAATAGTCATAGACCTAAAGGATATAAGGTAAAAGGAATTAACTTTTAAATAATTATTGATATGATATTTAAGTTTTATAGTAGAAATGATAAAAGCCAAGAAACAATTGGTCGTGTAGTTACAACAACTAGATTACAAGCGGCAAAAATATTTGCAGAACGTAAACAGTTACCTCTAAAAGAATTTTTAAAAGTGTTTGGTGTAACAACTATTATATGAAAAACTTTGGTAAAAATTTAAAAATTCAGACTAAGAAAAAAGGACTGAATGAAAAAGAAATATTTATAGATGTTATAAATGTTTTTGATGAATGTAATAATCGCACTGAGGAATTAGAAGAAAAATACGCTTTTGGTATTTCTAATTATGATGAAGCTTTTTATTTAATGGTTGAGAATTTACTTTACATACATTATGGTGAATGGAAAACAGACATTATACTTTGGTGGGTGTATGATAGATTTGGACCAGAAGGTGAAGTAATGGCTATTGAATTAAATGACCATGATACTAACTCTAAAGAATCAGTTGTTGTAGAAACAGCAGAACAACTTTGGAACTTTTTAAAACGAATAGATAAACTAGAAAATAAATAAGTTATGAGAAATTGTACAGGATGTGGTGAGCCAATTCATCCAAAACGTTTAGAAATTATGCCTAACACAACTCGTTGTGTTGCGTGTTCAACAGTACAGAAAAAAGGAGCAGTCACTATTATGAAAGGTAGTGGTGACCATACTTGGATAGAAACAATCCATTTAGAACATGAAGAGTATAAGGCTTATGTTGAGGCTGAAAATAAACTCCGTAAAACAGGAAACAAATTACTTGAACCAACTGATGAGCCTTCATCTGATCTACCTCATGGTTTTAGTGAGGTGAAACTGGATAAAGAATAATGCCTAAAGCAAGACCTCTTGGTAAGGAAATGATTTTAGCTGCTATGGCTAAAACAAAATCAAATAAAGCAGCCGCTCGCTATTTGAATTGTTCTTATATACATTATAAAACTTGGGCTAGAAGATATGAAGCAACAGAACCAGGTTATCCTAATTTATTTGAACAACATAAAAACCAATGTGGTAAAGGTATTCCTAAATTTTTAAGTAATGGTAACCCAAGAAAAGATTTTGCTTTATTAGATCTAATTGAAGGTAGAATAGATCCATCTTCATTTAATCCAGCTAAAATAAAATATAGACTAATTCAAGAAGGTTACTTACAAGAGGAATGTTCAGTATGTGGTTTCCATGAACGTAGAGTATTAGATTATAAAATGCCTCTTATACTAAATTTTAAAGATGGAAACAAACAACATTACCGATTAGAAAATTTAGAGATGCTTTGCTACAACCATTATTTCCTCCAGATTGGAGACATATTTACCGATAGACAGCTTGATGGTTTAGAAGATCATGTATCCAAAAATGAGTCTAAAGTTGATTGGGAAGTAGATGATTACACTCAACAGCGTTTGATGGAATTAGGTTTATATGAGTCAAAACCAATTGATGATGGTAGTGAATTTATTTCTCGCCTATGAAAAAGAAAAGAGTACCTTTATTAAAAAAGGGTAAAAACAAAAAACATGACGCTATTGTGAATGATTTTGATTCTCAAAAACAAAAACATTTAGAAAAATTAGCTACTAAGAGTTTGGAAAATCAAGAAAAACTTAGTAGATTAAAAGAAAAAAATATTAATACAGACTTTTTAAATTTATTTTGATATGGTAGTGGAAATCACAGTTAATAATACTGAAGAATTTCAGGAGTTAGTGGATAACAAAGACTTTAGAATAGCTAAAGCAGTGGTTGATGGAATATTAAATAACATTAACTCAAAGAAAAAACACATTCATGTTTTATCTATTACTTGCCTTGAAGAAGGAGAAATATATGATATAACAGTTGAACGTAAATACTTTATTGATACATTAGAAGAGAATTTACCTTATTATATTAGAGAAGAACAATATGAGGATTGTCAACGCATTGTAAATACAATTAATGATTTGAAAAATCCAATAGTCAAACAAAAAGGTAGACCTAAAAAGTCTTAAATTTGGCTTAATAATAAACTAATATTATATTTAAAACAAAAAGTTATGAAAAATCTAATCACAGAAGAGTTTAAGGAAAAATTTAAAGCAGCATTTACTCGCTTTATGAACATTACTATTGTAGCATCAACTCTGATTGCTGGTTTTGGTTTGGGTTATTATTTCAATGAGTTAAAAATGAAACCCAAAGCTGTTAATGAAACTATCCTTAATAAGGAAGTTCGAATCGCTATTGACTCAGAAGACAAATTGATTATGATGGATCGTAAAACAGGAAGTTACACTATTTATAGTGATTCAGTTGGACGAATCATCTTTAAAATGTATGCTTCTAAAATTGCTAGTCCTGTTGTAACTAAATAAAATAAATATGTTTGCTAAATTGAAAAACTGGTATTTGATTATTATTTTAGGGATTATTGGTTTAATGTATTATAATGTTAACCAACGTCTAGATTATTTTGAAGAACGTTTAGATTTAGCTAATGGAACTATTTCACTCCAGATGTATGAGTCAATTGAACACTGGAGTGATAGTTTTAATATTCCTAAACATATTGCTTATAATGTTGCTTATTTAGAGACTCGTTATCAAGGTCCATTTCATTTTAATTACAATCCATATCAAAAATCATTTGCTGGGGCTGTTGGGCCAATGCAAATTATTACTAGATGGGCTAGACCTTATGTTAGACGTCGCATTAGTGAAAAGGAATTAAAAACTAATATTGATTTGAATGTTAAAATTAGTATGCAAATGCTTCGCAAATGGTATTCAATCCATCATGATTGGACTCTAGCTTGTGGGGCTTATAATAGCGGCCAACCAATCAGGAATGCCTATGCTGTTTACGCTACTACTAATAAAGACTATAAGAACAAGTGGGAAAGACTTTAAAAACAATGCTATGTATTTATCAACATGGCAGCAGCAAAATCTAAAAAAACATCTGTAAGCGCTTCATCGCTTTACAAACTAAAACCTAAAAAATCTAGAAAAGGTATCCACGCTAAAACTAAAATGAGTAAAAATAAAAATTCAAAAAATTATACAAAAATATCAGTCGGACAAGGTTAAAAACAGTTTATGAGTAAAACAAGCAATCATCAAAAATTGGCAGTTCTAAAAATTTGGTTAGAAGAACAAAAACGTAAAGGTAAAATTAAAAAACAACCTACTTGGTTGAAAGAAATATTAAATGAAGATTAATAATAGTGCTATAGAATTTTTTGATAATATTCCTGATGATTTATTAGTTGATATAGCTATGAATGACTGGGGTGCTCTTAAAAGATTATGTATAGCACTAACTTTAGATGTTCAATTAATGGTTGAGGCTTTTGAAGCCCAAAAGAAATATTTGGCCTTGTAAAATACATTTGTTATATTTATGTCATAATAAAAATAAAGGTTATGGCATTACATAGAATAATTGAAACACACAAAGTAAATATTTTAGGTCAAGAAATTACCTATACTAATAAGTTCCTTAAATATTCTAAAAGTACATCTTATGGTTTTAAACCATCTAAAAGTTTAGTTAGTAATGGTGTTTATGTATTTAAGTATACTTACGAACATCATTCATTACCACCAACATTATTTGTTTCACCTGTATCAGGTAAGAAATTTATTGTTCCTACTTGGCAAGAAGTTCATCCAAAAACTACTTTACAAGATATTGAATGGATCAAACCTACAAAAATAGAGGCACCAATTGAAAAAGAAACTTGGAAATTTGAATCATCAAGTGAAAAAGGATTATTTTATAAGGTTACTAAACAAGGTGATAAATTAACTTGTAATTGTAGTGGTTTCTTTAGATGTAAAGATAGAAGTAAAGGTTGTAAACATGTTCAAGAAGTTAGAAAACAATTAAGCAAATGATAGTACATAAACGCCCTAAAAAAGATAAAATCGAAATTGACTTGCGAGGTCCTGAAGGTAATGCTTTTGTGTTGTTAGCTACTTCTAAAAGTTTAGCTAATAGATTAGGTATGGATTGGGATATAATTCATAAAGAAATGACTAGTAGTGATTATGAATGGTTACTTCAAGTTATGGATTATCATTTTGGAGATTATATTATAATGTATAGATAATGGCTAGAGAAAAATCATATGTAGACGATCCAATTGTAGTAGTGTTTAAAACCTCTAACAGGTCAAACGCTCAAACAAAGTTAAAAGTATTTAAAAATAAAAATGTTGATGAAGTAATTAATCCTAAATTTAAACTCCCAGGCATCCCGGACGCAGCTGTTTGGCTTGAAGTAGGTGTAGGTGAAGTGTTTATTCAAAAATATCAATCAAAATACAAAATATAATATTTATAACATATAATTAAACAAAAATGAGAGGTACATCTAGAGTCGGAACAATTGAAGATTCATACTACAGCATTAAAAATAGAATTGATATGCTAGAGGATGATGGGAAAATTAGAGTAAAAACATTTGGTGAGTCACCTGATGGTAAAGTAACTAATGAATTTCATATTTATCCAAACAACCAAATGGATGCTTTTACTATCTATGATTACAAATTTGGGTTTGATCCTTCTGATGAAGAACATTTTATGGAAGAATATCCATTTAGTGTAGGTGGTAAAAGCCAAAACGCTTTAGAATCAGCTAAAGCTTTAGGTTTTGAAGTTGTTAATAAAGGTATGATGAATGAAACTACAAAGTCACATTTTGTAAGTAATGAAGAAGCAGATGAAGATGCTAAAATGAATGAAGAATTTGTTCGTCAAATGAAATACAAAGCCGGAATCATTAAATAATAAAAACAAATTATAGTAAAAAGAGGGGTTTGGCTTTGCTAGATCCCTTTATTATATTAACGATATGATGAAACAGGAAGATAAATTTAACGGTTTAAGTAAAGGACAGGTTAAACAAATTATTCGTCGTAACATGATTACAAGGGTTAAATCAAGTAAAAAGGTTTACGACCGTAAAAAGGAAAAGAGGGGTTTGGCTTTCGGAGATTAATTTGTTATATTTAAGTATAATAAAGGTTATGGAAAAAATAAAAATAAACCCAAATTTTAAATTTACTTTTGACACTGATGTTGATCTTAGAAGAGCTGAACTATCAGGTTACATTGAATCATATGATATGGTTCGTATTTGTGTTAAAAGATTAGACAATGGCAACCAAGTTGATTTTCCAATTAAAACTAGAGAAGATTATTTTGAAACAGTTGCTAGTTTAAATGAAAGAGCTAATGAGTTTGATATGGTAGAAATTTACCAAGATACTCATATGTTTGATATGTACGATTATATTTAATAGATAAAGTTATGACAAAAAGAGAATTAGAAAGTAGAATTAATATGGCTCTAAAAGAGCTAGAAAATGCCTGTGAGGAAGCAAAAAAAGCAGCTATTAAGTATGGTGGTGGAGTTGAAAATATGTCTTTTGAAGTAGGTTTCTTAGGTAGTAGAATTAAATGTGCTTTATACGCTTTAAAAAAATAAATAATAAGTTATGGTAGTCACAATAATAATAGCAGCGGCTTGGACTGGATGGACAATCCATGTATTAAAAAAATAAAAGTTATGAAGAAAACAAATATAATTACCCCAATGTGGAAAAATTGTCTAGCTGTTCTCCAAACAGGTGATATGGAGTTAGCAGATACTAAACTAATGGAATTGGTTTGGAAACTAGCTAGTTATACAATGCTTGGTTTTAAAGATATTGATAAAATTGAAGGTGTCAAATTGGAAGTATGGAAGGAAAGAGTATGGTACGCTATAGAAAATAATGGTTTGTTACCCGAATAAAGGATCATTATATTTAAAGCATGAGTGAAAAAAGAGGCCAAACAGAAACACTAAGGTATGACTTTAATACTGTTATTGAAAGTCAAGTCCAATTACAAAATGGTAAATGGTATAGAGTGACTTGTAGAGAGTTTAGAAGTTTTAATGGCCCAAGACGTTTTGTAAGATATATTGAAGGTGAGATAAGTTATGAAGAGTATAATGCTCCTTTATATTATTGGAACACTAACATTAGATGTAAAAAACCGGATGGGTTTGGCACTCAATACATTCATACTATGAAACGTGAAGTTCAATTAAGACCACATGAACGTCATTATCTAGATTAGAAATAAGTATATTTATATCTATGACTAATGATGAACTAATTGAAGAATTATATCATAAGGCTCATGCTAAGGGATTCTTTCATGAGTTACATGATAAAGTAAAGGAATTAAAACAAGATGGAAGCGCAAGGTGTGAGCATAGGTTAGTTCAAAAAGCATATAGTGAGCTTAAAAAAATTAAGCTTGCTCGACCGTCCCACCAAAATTAATACGTATATACGAAAGTTATGACAAAAAATATAATCAACACAATACTATTATTTATATTAGTAGCTATTTTAGGTTTTCTAACAAGTTGGGTACTATGGTCAAAAACACCCACACTAGCGCCAACTAATGACCCGTTACACCCTATTGGACCGTATATTGAAACAATTAAGGTAGATACCGTCAATGACATTAGAGGTAAACGAGCATTGTTTATAGGCGATTCTCACACGGCCAATCACAATTACGGTTGGCAAGTACAATTATGTAGGACAACAGGCCTAATACCAAACAATATATCGGTAGGAGGTAAAACAACAAGTTGGATGCTTACACAAGCACAAATGTATGTTACTTCACACTACGACTATTGTTTTATATATGGAGGAGCTAATGACATGTTTAATAGCCATATTAGTGCCTCTAATGCGTTTAATAACATTCAAAACATAGTTAACATATGTAAGTATAAAGGCGTTAAACCCATTGTATTGACTGGATTTGATTATACTGTGTGTACTAGAACAAGTAACAAAGCCTATCCAGGTAAAGGAGCTGAATTGCAAAGGATGTTACTAATGCAGCTTCAGGGGGCGATGGTGGTTGATACTAGAGTGGTTTACAGGAGTGATTGTGGGGATGAGTTATGCCATATGAATTATTCAGGGCATAGGAAGATGTCAGAAGCAGTAGTTTCAGTTTGTAAGTTTAGAAAACATTAATTATATTAAGGTAATTATGTGGTTACAAAATAATTTTAATTTAGTTATGATTGTGGGCTTGACTTTGATTATAGGGTTGAGTGTGGGTGAGGCTAGAAAAACTCATAAGGAAATTAAGAAGGGTGAGGCCCAATGGTTATTAAAGAAGAAGAAAAAATGAGATTAAACCCGTATAGTATTCTATTAATTATAGTATTTAATGCTACGGTTTCGGTTACAAATAAAACAATAAAAAATAAAATATATGAAAAAACAACTAATGACTCTAGTTTTTACCCTATTGACAGTATTGGGGTTGAACGCCAAATGTGATTGGAGCACATTGAAACTCCAGCAATGGAA